CCAAAAGAACCTATCGTAACTTTCCCTTCATTGAAGAGAGGCATACGTGGGTCATTCTGGCGCATAAGAGTGTTCTCTACAGCCCTCATTTGAGCATCAGCTTGGTCAGTGTAATGTTTATTACGCTGCTCAACAAACTCAATTGGAGTTTTGCAAAGTAACAATCCGCCAATCTCAATGTTGTCTTTAAAACGACTATTGGGATCAACTAACAGTTGAAACTGTGGTTGCTCTTCAACACTGACAGGTTCCCATCCTTCTCTTAACTTCCCTGAGAGGTTGCGAGGATCGGACTGTTGCAAAGTTGAAACGCGAATCCATCTGTAGGCATATCCAGGCTGCTTGTCCGGTTCAGGGAGAAGCTCAGGCTGCGCCCACTGCTTTGGACGTTCTGACTGGGTACGACTTTCTAATTCTCTTTGTAATCTGTTTGTTGCCATTTTAGGACTCCAATTTATTAAGTTCACGGGCGTACTGCTCAGGGCTTAAGCCAAACTTTTTAGCCAAAGCTACTTGCGTTTTAGTTAATACAATCTTTTTTGAAGACGTACTACGTTTTGCAGGAGCTACGACCGTACTTAAACGAGATGTACGTTGAGGTTTTTCCTCATCGTTTTTTATTTCTATGTCGTCGAATTCTTCTGGAAAGCGACGTTTTACTTCGTTGTCAATCCGTTTGAAATATTCATCCGTACCAACAAATGCTCTACCAAACTGCTCTTCAAGTTCTTCATGGACAAATACAGCGTATTTGCTCATTACTTTCTTTTCAGGGTCTACGTACCAGGGGTTCTTAGACACCCACTCAGCAACTTTATCATTCATTTGGGCAGGTTGCTGAGGCTGCCTTACCTGCATTTGTACATCATTTTCAGAAATTTGTACAGTGGGCTTAAAGTTTTTTGCACGATCAAGTTTAAGTTGCGCACGCATCATCTCTTCTTGAGCTTCTGCTAGTGCATCTGAATCACCCGAGTCATACGCCTCTTTATAGTTCCGACGAGCCTGAGCAACCTCTAATTCAGCCGAGCTTTGATAGGTTGTGATTAACTCTTTTTCACCCGTCTGGAGCATCTGTTTGAGGCGTTTATTCTCATCTAGAATGCTTTGCGCCGCTGCTAAAGCCTCTTGTTGCTCACGCAGAGCTGCTTCTTTTGCTCTACGCTCATCGTGCCAAGCTTTTTTGTATTGTGTAAACTTATCCTTTACATTTTTAGAATAGTCCTTGGACGTGTCTGCGGTCTCAAGTTCTTCTTTAATGTTGTCAGGAACGGGGTCGCGGTTGCGGTCAGCTGGTGGGGTATCGTCAACTACCTCAATATCTACGTCTAACGAGCCTTCATCTACCTCTTCCACTACCTCATTTTCCGCAGAGTCTTCTACTTCGTCTGGGAATTTGTATTCGTCAAGTTTTGCCATGTTTTATCTCCTAGATAAATTTGCGTTTGATGCCCCGAGGATCTTCAACTACAGCCTCTACGGAGTCATCATTAATAATGCGGAATTCCCGGTCGTGAATGACCAGACGGGTGCCAGCATTGGGTCTAACTAGGACAAAATCGCCCTTTTTACACCATGGCCCGTTAGGGAACCTAGTTTTGTCTGTATAACAATCAGGACCTAAATCGACCACAAACAACACTGTAGTCAACAGTTCATCATGTCTACGAGTTTCATCTGACTTAATAATGCCGCTGTCAAACGCTTCTTCAGACTCAGGAATCGCACACAAAATACGATAACCTTGCGGTTTAGGTAGCTGTGAGGCCCTTTCTTCTGCTTCTTTGTTCAAAACTGCGCTTAAATCTACTGCTCTACTTAAATCTACTGCTGTCTGTTGGTCACTCATCCGAGTTCTCCATTGCTTTATTAAGGTCGGTTATGTAGTTACGTGCAGTAAGGAGACCTCTCACCTCGCCACACACTTTTTTGTACTCGTCGTAAGTCTCTACGCGACCATCCGCGAGAGCTTCTTGGAGTTGCAAAACTCTGTCGTCAATCTGACGTTTTATTACATCAAAAGCCTTATCAGCTTCCATTATTTACCTTTCTTTGTCTGCTCCTTCGCAGTTTTTTGTGTTTGCCTTTCGGCAATTTGACGCTGTTGTGCAAGTGTCTGTTGAAGTTTTATCATCTCTAGACCTGCTTTACTACCTTCTACTTTTTGTGCAGCTTCGCGAGCTTCTTTATCAGTTGCCGCTTTCATAGCCGCTTGTGCTCCTGCTGTTTGCTGTTGAGCTTTGATTCTCTCTCGTTCTACAGCAATTTGTTCCTGCTTAAGTTGTGCATCAATTACATCTTTAGCTGCTTTGCGTTGCTGTTCAGCTGCTTTAATCTGCAACTCTTGTTGTTGCATCTGAATGATTGGATCTTGCATCTGTTGTTGTGCTTGCTGAGCCTGTGCTTCTTGTTGGTTCTGCATTAACAACTGTTGAGACGCTGCTGCTGCCATCTGTGCCACTTGATCTGCCATTTCTGGAGGCATTTGTTTAGGCTCTTCCCCATCTTTAGGCATTGGAGGCAACTGCATGCCCATTGTTCTTTCAATCTGTAGACGGTACTCAAAGCCCAAATGCTCGTTGATGTGTGCCATCATTGCCATCTGTAGCTGTTGCGCCATCTGTGGGTTCATTGCTAAAACCTGTTGAATCTTCGGATCTTGCATTGGTGCCATGTGAACCGCAATGTGTGCCTGATGATTCTGCTCAATGAAAGCCTTGACTGGCTTACTTTTCAGAATGTTTTGATTCTCAGCTACTGGATCGGTTGGCTTCATATCATCATCCATCGGTACCAATTTCTGATAATTTTTGATTCCCAACACGTCTAACATCTGACGATGCAATAGTGGCAAGTCATACAGCTGCGGAGCAGTCTGGGCTAGTTGTAAAGCAGCTTGATACTGCACTACTTTTTGCGCCATAGTAGCCGCGTTGGGATCGGAGACTGGAAGCACGTAGACCATGTCGTAGTCTGACTGCTTAGCCATACGGCTGCCTTCTACAGGCTCATAGCCATACTCATCTGGAGTGTAGTCACGGATGATGTCTTTTAATAACTGAAACTCTTGCTTCATCGAATAGTGGATACGGGCTTGTATCGCACTCATCGTCTTAAGAGTTCTCTCTAAAATTGCTAGAGTTGTTCCAACTGGCGCATTTGCGCTCATATCCGATACTGACAACTCGGTAGAGCCAGCAAACCTACGACCTTCTTCTACAATTGTTCCTAATAAGGAATATAAAACTTGACTTGGTTCTTTATACGGCAACGGTAACAAGTTGTCACGCATTGTTCCACTAGGTACATCTACGTCTCTAAACTCACCAGGGGCAATCGGGGTATCGTCTCCCTTAATTCGCAAGCCTCTGGTTTTGAAACCGCCTGGCAGATTCGATAATGTACCAGCGTCGACAAGTTGTCTGATAATAGAAGTACCAGACTTAGCAAAAGCGCCGATAAGATGGATAAGCCCAAAAGCATAAAAGCCAAAGCCTGGAATGTACGGATAATGGACAAAATGGTTCCTCTTATGATGATTGTCATCTTCGGGTCTCCAGTTACGACGAATAGCTAGGATAGTATTAGTACCCTTTTCAATAGTTACAACGTAGGGAAGTGCAATCCCTGTTGGCTCGCCGTCGTCATCTTTATGTTCAAAACCTGGGAGGTCTAACTCCACATGCATCTCTAATAACTTGAAGCGATTGTCAGTAGTAGCTCTAAAGCCAAGCTTTTCTGCAATCTTCTTCTCTACCTCGTCCATTATTTGGACAGGGTCGCCTAAGTCTACGTCTCGGTAAAAACCTTCATGCTGGAGACGTTTTACATCGTTTTCTGTCTTACGCATCACATGCGTAACTCGTTCAGCTGCCTCTAAGCTAGAAGCTCCATAGGGGACAACAACGTCTTCTGCAGGAACATACATAGATACTTGACGACCAAGACTTGGGTCAAAGTACACTTTCTTAAACGCATTACCTGCTAGTCCTAAGCCCCACAGCATGCGCTCATGCTCTGGGCGGTACTCTTTCATTACGTCTGTAATCTGATAGTTCATGTCATTCTGGACACGCTCAGCTGCATCTTTTTTCTCTGGAGTCTCTTTACCAATGATCTGAGTCTTTACTGGACCAGCCGCTGGCATGGTCTCCATCATGGTTTCTGCTTGGAACTTTACAAGTGCTTCAGATAGGAGTGGATGGTAAACGCCACAAGCGCCTTCCCACGGTTCGCTTCGTTCTTCGATCTTAAGGCCCAGGAGTTCTAGACCATCCACGTAGGTTTGTATCCAGTCTTTTCTACTGCCAATGTCCGAATCAAAGTCACCAACCAAATCACCCGCTAACTTTGTCAACTCGCCCTCGCTCATGTACTCGGCAAGGTTAGCGTTGAACTCGTCGGTTGTTTCTTCTTCTTTCTCTATAACTACTTCTAGACCATCCATACCAATAGTGACTGACTCAGGATCTTCGATTTCTATCTCGATTTCGTTCTCTGCGGCGGCAAGAGCTTCG